CTAAACAATCTAAACAATCTAAAAAGAATTCAAAACAATTATTAAATTTAAATGAAACAAATATAATAAAACAAAAGCCAATTCAAAAAAAAATTAATAAAAACTTACTAAAAAAGGAGGAAGAATTGGTTTTCAATATAGATTCTGATCAAGAAGAAGAAGAAACTCTTAATGATCATCTATTAATTAATAAAAACAATAAATTTGAAGAAAATGAAGAAAATGAAGAAAATGGAAAAGATGAAAAGGATAATGATTGTGATGAAGATGGAGATGAAGATGGAAATGAAGAAGAAGAATTTATTTGTTCACCTATAAATGATGATAAAGAAGAAATTATAAAAGAAAAGATTGTTAAAAAGCGTAAGAAGAAATTAAATTGGGAAGAATTTCCAATCCCAAATAAATGTGAATTAAAAATAGAGGATCAATATAAAATATTTGTTACAGAATTTGGAAAAAATGGAAGATGTGACATAATTGGAATAGATGTTGGATTTGTACATTTGGCAATTGTTGGTATTTGCAAAAGAGCAGATAATTTATATGAAATAACACATATGTCAATGATATCATTGAAAAAATTAAAAGATGGAATTCATTTTTGTTTAGATGCAATGATTGATTTATTTGTAAAAAACGATGATTTTGATTGGGTTAGAAATGCGAAAGATGTTAGAATTGAATTACAATTACAAGTTAATCCTACTGCAAGAAGTTTATCATTCGGATTAAGATCACATTTTAGAACTTGGCAATTAACAAAAAATTTAATACCTTCAGTTGATTTCATTCATGCAAATAACAAATATAAAATAGCTGCAAAATTTTGTTCACATTGCGAAGAAAATCCAAAAAGAATGAGAAGAATAAAAGGAATAAAGGGAAAAGCTGAAAGAAAAGAATTATCAATAGAAGATTTTACATGTTGGTGTCAAAAAAATGATTTTAATTCAGTTTTAAGTTTTTATGAATATGGTATTCAAACAGATGAACAAATGCACGATTATAGTGATGCATTTTTTATTGCAATGTATCCAATTTATTTTCCGAAAACAAAAAGAGTTTCTAAAAAAAAACAATAAATGAATTTTTATAAAAATATTCTTATTTTTCTTATATTAAAAATAGAAATGTCAAAAACAACAATAAAATTAGGAACTTTTGTTCAAGGTGATCCATTATCTGTCGCAAATTTAGAAATTCCAAAAGAAAAAGATGAATGTATAAAACATAGATTAGAAATCTTAAATGCAATACAAAAATTAATAAATTATCCATTTGAAACTGAATCCAATAAAGATGCGAAAGATAAATTAATTGAAAAATTAATAGAAATAGAAGAAAAATGTGGATGTATTCCAAATATTGATTTAATAAAGAAAAAAGAATAATTTATATCAATATATATGTATTTTAAAGTTTATTTAATAAAATCAAATATTTTTATATTTTTGTAGCTCTTTGTCTAAGAACTATATCTCTATCAATAAGTAATCTTAATTCCCCAAATGTAACTTTTCGACTTCCTCCAAAAGGCCAAATTTCTGAAGCTATTGCAGCATGTGCCCAACATGGACCTTGTAAAACATTTGGATTTCCTCTAGAAACCATCCAATCATAAGTTTCTGGCGAATTCTCAAACAATAGATCAGAAGCATTATCAAAAGAATTTTCAAAATCTTCGAGTCTGAATGCTGAATAATAACTATATAATAAAAGTTTTTCTTTATCAATATCCATTTCTTTATGATTTCCGATTTTTCCAACTTTACTCCATCCATCAGTTATTTTTATTATTTTTTGTATTGTTTCTTTTTCATAATAATTTCCATTAGCATAATCATCCATTAAAGTTTTAGTCAACTCCTTTGATATTGCATGTGCAGTTTTATCTTTTGGAGATTGTTTGAAAAATCCTTTTGTTTCAATTTTAATATCAAATTTTGATTTTCCTAAATTATTTTTATAATCTTCCATTACACTGGTTTTATTATCTCTATATCTTTGAATAGCTACAACACCACAAAACAAATCGCTATCTTCAGTATCTGTGGCAATTAATGGTTCCACAGTAGTTCTATCATGTTCTGAATCATATTTCAAATAAAAATCAAATGAATCTCTTAAAGTTGCTCTATATCCATTATCATTTTTCATTTCTTCAGTTACATCTTTTTTTGGGAAATCTTCAAAAGATTTCAAATATAAATCTTCTAATTTCTCATATTTATCAATAAGATCAGATTCATCTGAATCTGAAGCAAAAACTGCAATATCTCTATTTTTTTTATCCTCAACATCTTTTTGAGTTGTTATATGTAAAGGAATTAATCTATTAACTTTGTATTTAGTTTCTTTGCAAGTTTTATTGATTGGATCAAATTCTTTTTTAGATCCTTGTGTAACTGAATATTTCCATTTTATCCATTGAGTTTTATTTGTATCTACTGGAACATTTTTAAATATTTCCATTCGTTGATTCATCAACTTTTGAGCATCTTCAAATATATATCCAATACTTCGATTAGAAAATCCTCTATCTATAATTCTTAAAGTCATATAATCCATGACATCAGCATTTTTACATAATGCATCATAAACACTTCTCCAAGCATCAACAATATTAGTCAAATCATCGGGAACCTTGAAAGTTTCACTGAATTTAGCGTTAAATATATCCGTTGGCATATTATATCTTATGAATGAAAGAAACATTTCTTTTAATTTCGAAATTACTTGATTGAAAGCATTCATAAATTTAGGAATCTTTTTCAAATTTTCTGCACTCTTAACATCTGATTTCGATATTATATTTACAGCATCAGTAACACCATTTCCTTCCAGAGTTGCGATGCCTGTGAGTTCATCTTGTATACTTTGATCAAAAAATGAGATCAATTGCGGTATTGGACTATCAATTGAAAGCATGGATGTCTTTAAAAATTTGTTACTAAATGGGGGTTCAATGAATGTTGACATTAAAAATAATGCAGTTGGTTTTAAGCTCCCATCAAGATTTGGATCATAAAATGATTTCGGTAATTTTGTACGATTCATATCAATTCTTTGAACTTGAATTGAGCTTAATTTATCATTTTGTGATTGTTCTCCTTGAAATAAAACTTTCATATCAATGAAGTTTAATGCTGGTAATCCATATCTTGAAAGTCTTTTTTGAATTGAGAATCTAACTTCATCAAATCCTGGGATTCCAACGAAATATTGTTTAGGTATACGTGATAATTGTTGATCAGTAAATCTTTCTATATTATTTGTTGAGGTAATTATATATATATATCTTTTTTCAACTAAATGATCTTGACTAGATGTGTTATTTTTAAATTGATTCAATGTAGATTCATCCTTTTTTCCTTGATTATCAAATAAAAATCCATCAAATTCATCCAAAAATATAACAACATTTGTTTTGTTTTTTGGTCCATATAAATCAACTTCATTATATGATTCCTTAAATAAAAAATCTATATTCTTTGCAGTTACACCAATAAATGGACTTTTTATAGCAGATGCACTAAGACTTATATTCACAACAGGTAATCCTCTTTCAGCATAGAAACTCACAATACTTTCTGCAATTAAAGTTTTTCCTGTACCAGTTGGTCCATATAATAATATTCCAGGAATTTCTGCGGTTGGAGAAACAATTGCTGGATTAAGTTGTGGTGAAACTTCAAGTTCAAAAACTCTTCTTAAATTATCACCAATAGATATATCGGTTAAAGTAGGTCCAAGACAATATGAACTTCTATTAAATTGATTTATAATAGCTTGTCTCAAATCTCTGTTATCTTTATCAAGATCAACAGCACGTCTGAAAGTTGCTTCTTCTTTTGGAATATAAAATTGGCTATTAACAAATCTTTTTAATTCATCATTATTATATTTACATTTTTCAATCATTAAATTAATTAATTCAAATCCTTCAAGAAGTAATTCCTTTATTTTTGATTGAGCTTCTTTTCTAATTGTTGGTGTTACTTCAGATGAATTAATTCTAGATTGGAAGAAATCTATTGATGAACTATAAGCTCTAAGTGCATCTCCTAAAACTTCAATTGAAGCGCAAGATCCAGATTTGGTTGCATTTAAAACTTCTCTTGCTTTTCTAATATTTTCTGATTGTTCATCAACAATATTTCTACCAAAAGATTCTAATACAGTAACCTTTAAGTTTGATCTAGATAGTTTCGGTGATTTGGACATTTTTATTGTTTTAAAAAAAGGTTAATTTTTTTTAAGATATCCTTCTAACAAAAAAATATTAAATATTTTTTCCTTTTTATATCTTCTCTTTCTTCGTTTGTATTAAAAATGTTTATAAAAATAGAAATTTAATATCATGAAAATAAAAAAATAGCATTATTGTATTATTATTGTTTAATATAACTTTATAAAAACTTTGATACAATATTACAGAGGAATTGTAATCTTTTTTTTTGTCACAATTTTAAAAAGGAATAAATGTCTGATCCAAGAAATAAGCTTCGCAATTTGAATGCGAGGTCTGAAAATAAAAGTTTAGAAAAAACTATATTAGAAAAACAAATAGAGGCATCAAGAAATAAGAATAAAAATGAAAAACAAGAAAGATTTGCTCAAGATATTATAAGCGGTTATAGAGGAGTTTATTATCAACAAAAAGAACCGAAAACATCTTTTAATTTTAATGCAAATTTAATTCCAAAAAATTTAAATATAGAAAAACCTAATTTATTTGAAAATAAAGCAAGATTTGTTCAACAATCTAAAAATAAATATGAAATATTAAAATTACCATTAAAAAGTGAAAGAGAAATATTATTGGAAAGAGAAGTTGAAAAAGCACAAAATCTTTTACAACAATTAAATGAAGAAAAAAAAATTGAAATCGCAACTTCACTTGTAAAAGGAATAAATTCTAATTTTTCTGATAAATTAGCATTATATGAAATATTTAATGATCCAATAAATACTCAATTACAACAATTATTGAGTACATATGATCAAATATCGGGTAGATTATATAATGATCTTGATCAAAAACAACAAATTATACAAAAAGAAATTCAAAATGTGGAAAATCAAATAAATATTTTGGATGTTTCAGATGAAATTGGGCGAGAATTTTTTACAAATTATTTGAATAATTTAAAGCAAAGAAATGATGCAATAAATGAAGCAAAAAATAATTTTCAAAAAGATTTAGGGCAAATTTCTGATACATATAATCAAAAATTTCAAGAATTATCAAATGATATAAATAATTTAAAAGATCAAAAAAATTTACCGAATCCAAATATAATTGATTTAGATAATCAAATTCAATTAAAAACAGTTGAAATAAAAAGATTAGCTGATGCTTTGGGGCAAACTTATTCACAAGCTTTGGACGATCAAAGAAGAAAAGTAGCATTATTAGATGGTGCAATCACTTCACTTGAAAATAACTTAAAACAACAACAACAGGATTATTTAAATGACTTTATTGATGATCCTCAATACAATCAATATAAAACAATGGCAGAAGCTCCTTCACTTGCTTCAGCTTTATTTCTTCAAAAAGCTGTTGTTGATTTAGAAAAAAATTATCAAGAAGATCTTGAAAAGGGTGAATTAAGATATCAAGAAGCAGAAAGAAAAATTGCAGAATTAGAAATACGTAGTCGAAATTATTTGGAGCAAATAACAAATAATCAAGATAAAAATAATAAATTGCAAGATGAAATTGCTAATTTAAAAGATCAATTGAATAAACAAG